AGTTCCACTTTCGGCCCATACACGCGCTGTTTTAATCAATGCCCTGATAAGATCATCGTCATCCGTTACGTCAGGATGCACCTTTAACCACACTTTAGCATCAGCTAAAGAGACAGGTTCAATCGTTGGCTGTACGGTGACTTTGTGCATTACCTTTTCTCTTTTTTCCTTTTATCCAGTGCGTTTTCTCGCTTTGGAGCGGGCGGACTAACAAAGACTTCATCAGCAAGTCCACTGCTTATCAGGGCGCGGCCTTCTTCAGGTGAAACCGAGGCAATCCGCCCGCCAATGCGATACTTAATGAGCATTACGCTTGCAACAGGTACTTGATAGCGTTAGCGTTAACCAGGTTACCATCTTTACGCACATACCCACGGAAACCAATGGAGCGCTCTGCCCAATACAATTGGTCGTTGCGGCTCATGTTTACGCCTCCAATGCTTCGTACTTTGTACTTGTTGAAGTCGCCGAAATACACCGATTTTGTAGCGGTTACAGGCAGGCGGGTTGTCGCGTGAGCGGCAGCGAGGTCGTTGTTGATATAGATTGGATACCCGAAAAGCTTGACAGGCTCAGCGCCAACCACATCTAAATTCGGCGTGAAAATTGGCACCGTATTCGTGTTTCCAAGCTCCAGAGTGCGCAGGTAGCCCATGATCGTATCAGAAACCATCCAGGCGGTTCCTGGGCTTTGGCGATACGCTCTATCAACGCTATACATGACGCGCATAAGCTCGGCCTGCGTGATAGCGGTAGCGCCTGCGGTTGTGAGCGCTGAGTTTGTGACGGTGGTCGTAAAGCCATACGGCTGGCTCGTTCCGGTTCCGTTTGTCAGATAAGTGTTAACCGCACGCCCAAGTCTCGAAGGGAGAAAGTCTCTCAAAATCTCCTTAATCAAGCCGACGCCATTGTCATTGTCAAGCTCATCGGACACTTTGATGATCTTACTGTCAATCGTGTAGTCACCAAAGAGGATTTGTCCAAGCGTCAAGTCTGCAACGGTAGAAGCCGTGCCTTGTCCTGGAATGTTTCCAGTTGTCGCCGTGTCGTCAATAGACGGGTACTTCATGCTTCCTCCTGCATTGCTATCCCACTTGCCAAACGCTTGATAGCCGCCATACCATTTCATCATGGATTCTATCTCGTTTGAAAACTCCTGCGGGATAGCATAGCCGCCAAGGGAATCGGTAGAGCCGATATTGATGGAAGTTCCACGCACCTCTGAAGCCGCCCTGGTGGACAACATCCTTTTTTCGTCTGCGGAAAGATTTGGATTTTCCATGCTTTGTGTTGCCCACCGCCAAAAAGAAGCGTCGTAGGAAAGATTGGGCTTTTCCCGGCCAGAATCCGCATTGTCTCGCGTTGTAACCTCGCGTTCAACTTGCAGTTTTCGCTGTTCCTCTTCGATGTTAAGGTCAGTAAGCAAAGAGGATAGCTCCAGGTATCTGGCGTTATTTTTGTCGAGGCTTACCTGCGTTAGTGGGTCTGCGAATTTGCCATCAGCGCCCCTGGTGGCTCGCATGTCTTTTAGTGCTGCCTGCACATTGGACAATTCTTGTAAGACATCTAAGCGTGTCATAATGTTTATGTTGTTTGTTTATCAGTAGATCACGCAGAAGTCAAAATCATCTTCCGTGTGTGTTTTTGTTGCTGTTTCGTTGTGCTGTTCTTCGCTTCTGTTTTCGCCGCTATTCAGCGCCTTAACAGCGTCCGCATGGCCGTCAATCAGCGCAACAAGCGCCGATTTAGCCGCTTCGCACTGTGTTATAAGCTGGTTGAAAATAGACGCCTCAGCGGGCATGTTTTCGGCGAACGTCTTATAGTTTCCTACGTAGTTATTGAGCGCATAAATCATGTCGTTTGAGCGGTAAAGCGCCCAGGCGGCAGCATCTACCATGTACGATAGCTGGTAGGATTCAGCAGGCGTATTTCCTGTTGGGTCATCCATTAACGGGCCTTCACCTTCGCTGTCATCGCGCAAAACCTTTTCTAGCTGTTGCATAGACCTGGCAGCTATGGTAGTGTCAGGGTAGGCGGGTTCCGATACTGGCCCCATCTCGTACACGCCATTAAAAGAGATGACCTCCCGGAATGCTTTGCCGCTACGAACGCTCCACTTTTCGCCATCCGATTTGATGTCAAACTGAAAAGAAGAGCCTGGTGTGTCACCCCGGCGAACGGATACCAAAACGTCCTCGCCTGTTGGGGAATCGGGCAAATCAACCTCGTACCAAACCCCTGTGCTGTCTGTGCCTGTACGCATAGTTCCCGAAGCGGAATTGCCTAAAAGGCGCTCACTGCGATGGTTGTGCATAGAAAGGACTTTTGAAAAGTCAACCCCTTCCACCGCTTCCGGCCTAATTACTTCTCGGAAAGTACGCCCATGCGAACGCAGATCCACGCTTTCTTTATTGAAAACGATACCATAGCCCCGGATGGTGCGAGTTTCCTCATTCACTACCTTAGCCCTTGTTTCCTCTGAAACAATAAAGCGTGTTTCGAGATTAGTTTGCTGCCTGCGGAGTTCCATCGTCTGTGTTATTATTAGCCGCATCTGCTGGCGTGTTTAAGTCAATTGTGCCGTCTTCGTTGACAGGTGTCACCCCCGCTTGCGCGTATGGCGTATGCCCCCAAGAAACCTCATTCAGGTTATTCATTTCCCGAACGTCGTTAATGGTTAACACCATGTTTTTCAACATCTTATCTTCGTACTCACCGCGTGACTTCATATCGCCGCGCATAAGCCCGGATAAGTCGTATCGGTGGAATACGGAGCCGCTTGTCTTTTCTGATTGGGTAAGCAGTTTAACGTCATGCTCCTGCTCACACTGCTCTGCAAGCGGTGTAAGGCAGTATTTCACGAAACCGTTATCCATCATTTCAATATTATTGAAAGTGGAGCGGTCTAACACGTTAATCATGTGAGCTGGAACGCCGAAAATCCGGCAGCTTTCGTATGCCTGGAAAGTGCGGGTTTCATTGAGCATAGCCTCCTGCGGATTCGTGCCAATCTTATTATATTTAGCGCCTGCATCAAGCACCATTATGCCGCCGACATTATTAATGCCCGCGTGTTTCTTGCCAATCTTGTTTTCAATTATTTCCCTCGCTTTACCGTCAAGTGGATTCGGGAACTCAACCGTAGCGTCTACTGCCGCGTTATTATTGAAGTAGTTATGCCCGTAGCGCGTAGCGTCAATGGACATTGCCAATGAAGAGGAAAATGTGCTTGCAATATCAAGCCCCTGCCAGCCGTCGATGGTCATGCCGCGCAAGTGCAAGACTTCGTACTGCATTAGAACTTCATAGCGAAGTTTCCCGCCTGGATCAGTGCGCGTTACGCAGTAGAAAGGCTCCCCCGTTTCTTGATTTTGGTAAACTGTTACGTTTTCAGGTACAAGCCGCTCCAGTTTGTAGGCACGTCCGTTCCCTTTAAAGCTAATCTTTGCGTAGGCATTACCAAAGCAAGTATCGGCGAACATATCACGCCGGAAATTAAAGGCCGTCGTATATGGTGACGGCTCAATAGTTTCCATCGCCCAAAGTGGGTGGCCGATAGCTTTTTCAGCCCCGGTATCAGTACGCTGATATGGGGCAAAAGGCAAAGAGGCCAGTGTTTTGGAAACTACATCAACTGCTGCGAATACAGCAGGCACGGAAAGGGCTTTTTGGCGGGTAATCACGCCTGATCCTGAAAATAGAGAATCGTAATTTGTTCCCCATCCAGACGGCCCGGCGACTATTTGACCTTGCAGACTTCTGACAGTATTTTCGAGCGCAACTACGCGCTTTGATCTTATGTCAATATTGAATCCGAAAAGTTGCATAGTACCGTAGTCGGTACAAAACTAGTGCCTCATAATACCATTCAGAATGAACTAATTAGCACTTGCGGGTGAACTGAGCCGTTGCAGGCATTGCACCTTCAATGTACTTTTTTTTTGCATTCTCAAAAGATCCATAGGATCTGTAACGCCGGATATTGAAAGGGAGTTCGGCTTCGACAATTTCCCAGGCCTCTTTTACGCCGTGCTCAGCAGCAAGCTCCCGGTGCCGGGAAAAGTATCCATCGTTGGTGAGTAGCGCCGCCGTTGGGCTACGCTCAAAATCTGTGTCTATCATAGGTTAGGGCTTTACTTTGTCAAAAATTGTAATCTGCATACCGTTCACCAGCTTTGCCGCTTTTTCAGCGTTGCACTTTGCGCAAGATGTGGTACAATTTTCAGGGGTATGTGAACCGCCTTTTGCGATTGGTATTCTGTGTTCAAGTACCGCCGTGTTGATTGTTACTTTCTTTTTGCAGTATGCGCACTTGTAGCCGTCGCGCTCAAAAATGTCCGCTCGCTTGAATCTTTCGGCGTGGTTGCCGCGTTTTGTGGCGCGGCGAAAATGGGAGCCGCCAACCTCGCGCGATCTGTTCATCTTCCTTGCTTTTGCTTCTGGAGCTTTCATGCGCTCGCGATTGCGCTCGTTCATCATTGCTCTTAGCTCTGGTTTTTTGCGGCGCTCGCGTTGGCGCTCGTTCTTTATTTTTCTTAGTTCTGGGTCTTTGTAGCGTTCGCGGCTATACTCGTTCTTTACTGCTCTTAGTTCCGGGTTTTTGTAGCGGTAGTTTTGGCGCTCGTTCTTTATTTTTCTTAGCTCTGGAGCTTTCATGCGCTCGCGATTGCGCTCGTTCTCCTTTGCTCTAATCTCGGGGTCTTTGCGGCGCTCGCGTTGGCGCTCGCGTTCGCGAGCGTTCTTTATTGCTCTTAGTTCTGGGTCTTTCATGCGCTCACGTTCGCGCTCTATTATCCTTGCCCTTAGTTCTGGGTCTTTGTAGCGTTCGCAGTCTCGCGCACTAATCCTTGCCTTTACTTCCGGGTCTTTATACTTTTCGCGTTGGCGCTGATTAATCCTTGCCTTTACTTCCGGGTCTTTTCGGAGTTCGCGTTGGCGCGCACTAATCCTCGCTTTTGCCTCTGGGTCTTTATATAGATCACGTTTGCGTTCACGATCCTTTACCCTCCTTTCTTCGTCTGTCATTTTAGCCATAAATCAAGCAATTGCAGGTTTTTGATTCATCAACCTATCAATACTTTCAGCCCTTTGCCGGGCCGTCTTTTCAAGGTTGAAATCCTTGATTACTCGTTCGCGTGAATCTGCCCAGATCTCCCGCGCTTCTTCGTAGGTCGGAAACTCTGAAACGGCGTTTTCCCATGCGAGTTTTCCGGCGTAATTGGTGAGGCATACCCCGCCCGCCATTGTGGCCTCAATCCATGCGATATTGCTTTTTGAATCGTTGAAAGCATTGTCTACCAGGGGCTTCCATACGCCGTTAATCTTTGCGCTTTTCAACTTCTCAAAGTACGTCTGTACGTCGGACTCGTATTCTAACAGCGTAATATTAGCAGGATGCGCGATAGGAGGAAGCACCCCCCAAAATACCCACTGCTTTGCCTTGCCTTTTATTTCTTCGTATTTCTCGGCCCCTGCAATAAGGACATCGAGGATTTGAAGCCCGCCACCGCGCCACATCCAAAGTCCTTTATCCGGCGATGGTTCTTTTGGCAAGTCTTCGGCGTAGATTGCGTTTGGCACTACTTCGCCCCTTCCTATACAGTCACATTCGTACAAAAGCTGCTCAGTGCTTACCCAAAAATAGTCCACTAGCGTGAAAATTTCCCGAACGATGGAAACCCGGTTATTGTGATGGGCATACTGAAAATGGTTAATTGGCAGGTTGGTAATTGCGTCGTCAATGTCCAGGATTATTTTTGCCCGGCCTAACGCTTTAATGCGTTGTGCAAGGCTCAAAGTCTCTTCGTCTTTCGGGCGGCACAGAATGAAAATGTCCGTAAAAAACAGGTCATCAGCATTAATAGACTTGTTGCGTACCATTTTGACATTGAATCTTCCCGGATACTGCCGCTGCATTTCAGCAATCGGGCGAAATAGCCGCCACCAGGAGACCGCGGTAACTATGGGTTCTTCTACGATTAGGATGTTTATCATCTTTTCTTGAAAAGTGGCTTTTTTGTTGACTGGAGCACGGCGGCGTTGTACGCTTGTTCAACCATCATTCCTACGATGGCGCATGTGTTTGGATCATACGAGTGGTGGTCCTGAATTAAGAATACTTTTTTGATCGCCGCTGCTTTTATGGCAATTGGCGTTGGCTCTGAAAGGCTTTGCGTCAATGCGGATGATACAAGTTCGATAAGAGACGTATATTCTTCGTCTGAGACGTCAAGCAGTTCGTGGATTTGGCTCATTTTATTCTCCTTTGAATTTTAAAACGATTGTAAACCCGTTGCCCACCTTCCCGTCCGGGTCTTCCACCGCAATAGTCTCCCAATCCTTGCCCCAATCCTGGGTAAAGATCCACATGCACATATTTGCAAAGCTCTGGCAAGTCCACCGGGAATGATGAGCGTCCGAACTTAGCTTTTCGCCTGTCTCTAAAAAGCGGGCTATGTGTTCATCAAGTATGGTTAAATCCTTTCCCCTGTCACTCTCCAGCGCGTCACGCTGCGGACAAATAATGAAAATGTACTTTGTGGCAATACGCATCCATTCCTTTATTGCACTGATTGGATCGTAAAAATGCTCAATCACATGCGAACTGATTACAAAGTCGAAACTTTTGTCATCGACAGGGATGCAATCGCCTGGCGCTACAATATCCACGGGCATAACCGCACCGCACAGCCTTTTCTGTTCACTGGCGTATGGCTGGAAGTCGGGGTGATCGTGGTGTACGCGGTCAACGTTTAGCGTGTCAAGGCCAAATGCATTGTGAGCGGCTCCGCCAATTTCTAAGCCTTTAAGGCCGTCGAGTAGTTGGTGCGCAAGGGCTGATTCTGGGAAAAATTTAGAGTGTTGTATGGGCATGTTACCATTTTAAAAGTTCACTATCTTCTTCGAGTAGGTAGGATGACACGGGGGGCGGCGCGGTAAGCCACCCAAAAACCGCCATCCAAAAAGCACTAACACCGTCTATTTTACCCGCAGACTTGGCCTTGTTTAGCTTAATGTTGTCGTTTGCGTCAAAATCTAAAACAACATTTCTAAACATCCACTCCAGCGCCGGGTTTTCCTGAATATCTATTTCTCCAGCAATGATCGTCTTTTCAATCCACTTCAACGGCTCCGAAGAATTACCGTAGGTTTGGCGGCAAAGGATCAATTCAAACCCGTCTCCCGTCAATTCAGTGGCAAGCTGATACCCGTTCCAAGGGTCATACGACACACTTCCGATCCTGTGCGTTTCAGCCTTTGCGTTTATCCACTTTCGAATGAATCCGTAATCGGCCACATTACCAGGCGTTTTTATAATAAACCCGTTCTCAACCCATTCCCGGTAGCTTGTTTCGTCTTTTCGCTTTTCAATAGTATCCTCTGGAAGCCAAAACGTAGTAAACAGCGCCGACTTTTGGCCATTATGCGGCGGGAAAAAGATAGCGTCTGCTGTAATGTCGGAGGTCGCCGCAAGGTCATTCGCCAGATAGCATGGCCGCCCTGCATAATCTTCCAGGTTTATCGGCTTCATTACCGCCTTAATAGCATCATCTGGTATCCATATTTTAGGCGTATCAAGCCAGCAGTTAAAGTTTTTTGTCACTACCTGCACCCTGGTCGTAGTCCCCTTATTGATAGCGTCCTGCACCTGATCCTGTAGGTACTTCACCGTTGGGGTACTGCCTAAATTCGGGTTTGCCTTCTTCCAAACGTTAGGGTCGCGCCAATCGTCTCCCTCGTCAAGCGTGTATATGATCGCAAATAGATTATCCTGCGTTCGTTCGCCCTTCAATACCGCCACAGCATTTGCTCGTTCAACCTTGTAGCATGGAGATTCCTTATTGAAGCCCGCTGTCGTGATAATAAACAAGAGTGGGTTCTCCCGGCTACCCATACCTGTCTGCATTACGCCCTTCACCTCGTCTGTTTTGTGTGCATGGTATTCGTCAATCACTGCACAGTGCGGGTTCAATCCGTCAAGCGTTCCTGCGTCCGCGCTAACCTTTTGAATAAAGCTGTCTGTGTTATTCAAGATTACACTATGCGCCATCACGGTAATCGCCTTTGCCATCAATGGGCTATCTTGTCGCAAGTACCGCCCCATCTTCTTTACCGCCCGAAACACCATGTCCGCTTGGTCGCGTGTTGTGGCTGCCGTATAAACCTCAGCGCTTTCTTCGCCCTCGCATAGCCCGCAATACAACTCAATGCCCCCGGCGTATTGTGACTTCCCGCCCTTCCTTCCCTTTTCATCATAAACCTGGGTAAACCGCCTATTGCCATCTGCTTTTTGCCTCCAACCGAATATCATAGCCGTTTCAAAAGCCTGATTATCTTGCAGGTTAAAAGGCTTGCCCGCGTATTTCCCCGACGTATGCCTCAGCATCCTGAAAAAGTCAATCGCATTTTGCGCGTGACGCTCGGAAAATACAAAGCCAAAATATTCCGACTTCTGCTTTTTAAGGTCGGACAAATGGCGAAGCACTGCGAGTTTTACAAATTCACAGGAAACCTCTTTGCCCGACGTAATAGCCTTTATATATGCGAGTGCTTGCTTCAATTATTCAAAAACTTAGCAAATGGGTCTTCTGGTTTTGTCTCCTGCGTTTTGATTCCCATGCGCGCGCGGCTATTCATTCCAAACTTGTCGCCTATCTGGTTAATCATCCTGGCAGAATCCTGGGCTATCAAAACAGACGGATTCTTTTTGCCTTCATTGTCCTTGCTTTTGTTAAGGATTATGTCCTTTGCAGCGTCCTGATGAATGAACCAATGAAGCACATACACCTCCAGCAAATCTAGGTCTGCCTCTGCCAATATGCCCATTTTGAAAACCTTTTTGCATGTACTTTCCCACTTATCCCGGTGACGTTTGTCGAAGTATTCAGGTGCTTTTGGGATACTATCAAGCACCTCTACTTTATTGTCAACCCGCTCTTTGTGGCGAGAAGGGCGGTAATTTCCCTTCTCTTTATGCTCCTGAGTTGACTTTATGTTCTGCCCTCCTGTCCTCATAGTTTAAAAGTTTTTGCGCTGTACGTATGTCTGCTGTGGGGTGGCAACGATGTTGAGAGCGACTGATTTAGGGATCAACCCTCCCCCCTGGGGTATGCTTGCCTTAGAGCCACCTAGGCGCATTAACATCTTCATCTTTATTTAATAGTGCATCATACCTGTCCTGTATGTACCGATCACCCTCAACTGCCCATACATTGTAAGCCTGTGCATGTGGGTGCGACTGATGTTGTGATGTACTGAAAGCTATCATGTAGTTGGTTAGCTTACGTTTGAACTGCTCGTAGCTACGTACAGGGTAGTGCTTGTAGTATGCACCACCCATACCAAGGATAGGGGCAACACCCTCTATGAGGTGGTTACCCATGCTGACGGTCATACAGTAGTCTATGTATCCACACGCTTTACGCTGCGGCTCCTGCCAGTACTCCCTTCCGTTGGGTAGTATGTTGAGGTAGGGTAGTTCACCCCATGCAGGAATAGTAGGGTATTGGGCTATCCATGATTCAAGGGTATGGCCTTCGGGTAGGCATAGGAACTCGTCTGCATCAGCAGGGAATAGCCAATCACAACCGTCATTTAGCGCCTTCTCTTTAAGGGCATTAATAACGCGCCTTCCTGGCCAATCGGTAGCGAGATCTGTAATGCTGCCGCCACTCACATCCGAATACTTATTCATACAAGTATTGGCAATATCTAGGCTTTCGTCTGCACTCCCATTATTGCACAGGTAGAAGTTGCGCACGCCAAGCGCATACCAATGCTCCAGGCATTTTCTTAAAATATCCGCTTCATCGCGGAACATCATTAAAACTGCTATCTTCATCGTTTCCCCTGTTTAGCGGTTTTGCTTGCGTTGCACGACTTACAAAAATGGTTAAACTGCTGATTGAACTTGTGACCACCTTCAGTGATTGGCACCGGGTGATCCGTAATTTCATGCGCACCTCCACACGTTTCAAAGTTATCGCAAAGCGGGTAAAGCATCTTTTCACGTTTTGCAAACTTTCGCCACGCCGCCGAATTGTAGAAAGCCTGGTTATTCACCTTCATGGTGAAGGGCTTGGATTCTGGCATCCATGGGCGCTTTGGCGTTTTCTTATTTATTGTTGGCACAGTACAAATGTAAGCAACAATGTTGCCAAATAGTTTATCATAGCCAATTTTGAAACTTTGAAACATCAAAAAGCCGCTCGTCTTTGATTGGTTTTTCTTTCTTGACCTTTTCAGGCTTAGGCGCTTCCGGGTCGGCTTTCTTGTGAAAGGGTGACTTTGGGCAATTGTTGGGAGTAGGTACTATTTTGATTGCTTTGGATTTTTGGGTTGCCCTGGTAAAACTAAACGGCGATAAACACGGTGCGCCATGAAGCGAGGGTCTGGCGCTGGCGTTCCGATTGAATGCTCAGAAGCCTTAACCCATTTTGCAGGGTCATTGTACTTCGATGACATCTCCACCTCGTCACCATCTTGTACAATCTCGCCTTTTTTAAGGTAGTAGTATAGTGGCTCGTTTTTGGTTGTTTTATCCATAATGTTTTTGATTTAAAGCCAGCCGCCTCGCCTCACGCTTGACGGCTGGCAGCTTCGACCATGAAGCAATATTTTTTGATCGATCATGAAGGATTGTTTGCAGATACCCCGCCAGAAACCTTTTTGGCAAGCTCATCTTTTATCTCATTCAATTTACTGTCAGCTTCCAAAAAAGAAGATTCTAATGCCCCGAATGATATTGCAAGCACTTTTGCTGCGTCGTAAACTTTCTTGATCCTTTCTACCCTCATAAGTTTTTGAAAGTCAGTCATGGTGCTATTTTTTGTTTGCTATATCCCTAATTGATACCGCTATGTCAACTAATGCTAAAGCGACAATAACCGTGCATGATGCTATTATAAACAATAAAAATGTCATGTCTTTTTGTTTAGTGCCAGCCACGCCATCGCGGCGGCTTCGGCTAAGTTCCCGTGATTGTATACCATTTCGGTTCCGGCTGGCATTACTGACCATTCGCCGTTGTTGAATCCTGCCAACGTCTTTGGTGGTAGCGATTCAAGAAGTTCAACGGCGGTCGGGGCGAATATGCCCCCCGGAACAAACTCGTTTTCATAAAGCCCGGTGCTTACGCCGTCGCTCCATCCTGATCTGCCTGACTTCCCAACATTGTGCGCAATGATTAGAATTTGTTTCGCTCCTAAGTCGTACCATATTTGGCCGAACATCGGAGAAGGCTGAGGGAACCCTGCTTCTTTAAGGGCTATTGCTGTGGCGGGTGTTACGTGGTTCATATTACAGTGTTGTAAGCGTTATAAATATACGAAAAGCAGTTGAACCATAGCCATTTTGCCGCTATAAAATTCAGATACATTCCGAACCAAACGATCAATATTGAGATATGAGCCGGGAAAACAAATGTCTCTGTGTGGCCCTGGCCCTTGTAAAAATCCC